CAAAGATAATGGTCTTAGCACCTGCCTCAATGGTGGGCATATAAGCAGATGTATAAACAGGATAGCCAAGTAGTTTATCTGGTTCACCCGCAACAAGAGCTGCTTGCCACATATAGGCACCGTTACCGTCCTTGAGTTTTCTAAGGGCTGCAATGGTCTGGTCATTTAAAATGAACACGGCATTTTTACGGTAAGGACGCTTCAGTGAATACACCAGGTTAATCACTTCGTCGGCCGTAATTGCTGTGGCAGAGGCAGCAGTCACCCCTACTTCAGCACCACCACTAGCAGCAAGAATGCCTAGAGGTTTTCCTGTGCCATCACCATTGATAAAGGCATCTTCTTCCGCATTAGCCAGAGCCTTATAAAACTCCTTAATAATGTAATTCTCAAGCTGGAAGGCATTATCATAAAGCAGCTCTTCAGTCACCTTGACTGCCACATGAAGTTTATGGGCATCCAGATTAATCTGAGAGAATGTAGCATCGCTAAAGGTCAGTGCTTCACCTTCATCAATCCATGCAGCCGCAGGTTTTGTGGCCGCTATATTGATTTTTCGCTCACCAGATGTCGTAATGGTATGGCCTAACTTACGGATGATATTTTCGTCTTTCAGCCCATCAATCAGTCTCGTGTCATACTCTTCTGGAACCAGATATCCACCATCAGCATCAACACCTTCTTGCAGGACATTGGATACATTACGGAAGTTTGAACGAAGAGCTGAAAGCATTGCTGTCTTATAAGAATCAGCTGCTCGGCCAGTTTTAATTTCACTGTTATCCAGTCGACCATTCATCGGATTTTCAATGATTGGCTTGCTGACAGGTTTTTCAAGTTCAGCCTCGATTGCTTCACGTCTTTCCATGCGATGGATTTCATTCGTGAGTTCAGTGATCTCATCTTCCATGGTTTTGTAGGTTTTATCATCTTCTGCGGACAATGTGCCATTCTTGGTTTTATGAGTGTCCAAGAACCCGTCCATCGTTTCAATGAGCTTTTTGCGCTTGTTACGCATTTCTGTAATCGTCATAGTAAAATTCCTCCATTTACATATATTTTTTGATAATTAAAAGACGCTCCTTGAGTTCATCAATTGAGCGCCCTTGTGGTTTTAGAGTTTCCTCTGCCTTGATTGGTATTGTCTTTTCTGCAATTTTATTTAGCAGATTCGTAGCCACTGCTTTTCTAGAAAACGCATAGGCAGAAAAAGTGGGTTCGGATTGTTTCTCATCCTTTAGCACATCGTCTGCAAAGCCAAGTTCTATGGCTTTGTTGGCATTCATCCAGGTTTCAGCATCCATCAGATGAGATAGTTTGATGCGAGATACTCCAGTCTTAATCTCATAGGCATTGATAATGCTTTCTTTCACCTCATCTAACATCTCAATCGCTCGTTTCATGTCTTCATGATCACCCATCGTGATGGTTGCTGGATTATGAATCATCATCAGTGCTGTCGGAGCCATCAATACCTTTGTTCCTGCCATGGCAATGACAGAAGCAGCTGATGCTGCAACCCCATCAATCTTGACGGTGACCTCATCTGGATAATCCATCAACATGGTATAAATCTGACTTGCGGCAATGCAATCTCCACCCGGTGAGTTAATCCATAAGGTGATGGGTCCTTTTCCGCTAAAGAGTTCATTTCTAAACATCTGCGGGGTCACATCATCATCAAACCAGCTTTCTTCAGCGATTGTTCCATAAAGCTCAAGAACTCGTTCTTCTTGTTCGCTTGCTTGGTTCTTCCATCGCCAAAACATCTTGTTCTTCATCCAAGTCTTCCTCCTTTCCATCCTCGTTTGTTTTTGCGAATGCACCTGCCTTTGTAAGAGGGAGCATATTACCGTTGACAAGGTACATGTCACCACCGTCCTCTGCTGGGATACGGTCTAGGTTTTCAAGCTCTCGAATATCATTGGCACTCATCCAACCGTTCTGCCTTGCTGTGGCATATCCGCTCATACGACTAACATAATCCCCTCTAAGCAGACCTTCTACATTGAATCTAAAGAAGTATTTTTTCTTTTCTTCCGGTGTAAAAAGGGTGCGTGCTAGGGTTTGCTCCCAACGCACTACCCACGGGTCTAAGGTGTATTTCACAAACTCAAGGGATTGTTGCTCAATATTTGAAAAGCTCGATTTTTCAAGGTCGCCTACCATGTGGGGAGGGACTCTAAAAATCCGAGCAATTTCATTGATTTGAAATTTCCTTGTTTCAAGGAATTGTGCTTGTTCTGGTGAGATAGAAATCGGTGTATATTTCATCCCTTCTTCAAGCACAGCTATTTTGTTGGAATTGGCACTGCCACCAAATTGTGACTGCCAAGCCTCTCTGACTTTCCCAGGTTCTTTAATCGTTCCCGGATGCTCCAACACACCACTTGGAGCAGCACCGTTAGCAAAGAACTTGGCTCCATATTCCTCTGTTGCAATGGCTAGACCAATCGCATTTTTAGCCATCGCAATCGGGGAGTAGCCAACCAGTCCATCAAACCCGAGTCCGGGAATATGAAGTACATCGGAGGTACTAAGTTTTACTGTCATACCCTTCGTACTGTTCACATCATCTGCACCTCTGGTATATAAGTAATAGAGCTGCCCACTCTCATCTCGATGAACTGACATCCGATTTGGCATCAAGGGGTAGAGTCCTACAACTTCACCTTTGCCATTACGAATAATCTGCGCATAACAATTCCCCCATAATAAAAGATGAGTCATCATTGTTTCTCTAAACACAAAAGAACTCATCTCAGGATTTGGTTCATCATGCAAAAGTTTATATAGGGAATGGTCAATTGCTTTTTCCTTGCCACCATCCTCTGTATAACGATAAAGGTGTAGAGGAAGACCTGCTACTGCTTCAGCTAATATTCGAACACAAGAGTATACGGCCGTCATTTGAAGTGCCGACCGTTCGGTCACTGTTTTACCCGCTGTGGTAGAGCCCATTAGAAATGTATAGTTGGAACTCACTGCTCTGTCAGTAGGCTTATCTCTTGCCTTAAAAAACGACGATAAAAATCCCAAAACCAATCACCTCCCTCATATAAAGAGAATGCCTCGGTTGTCATAAACCGAAGCACTCGTATCATTGCCACAACGAATCGCTCGATCAAGAGCCATAATCGTTGCCACTGCACCATCAATCTTTTCTGATGATTTTTCCTTGTCCGGCTTGATGTTGCCTGCCGGGTCTGTTCGAACAAAAATGTTATCCATCATCCAACGAAGTACAGGATGCCCACCATGAGCAACCTTTTCTTCTAGCGTTAATTTCATCAGTTCCTTAGTCGGTGGACTCATATCCTTAAATCCTTGACCAAAGGGGACAACAGTAAAGCCCATGCCTTCTAGGTTTTGAACCATTTGTACGGCTCCCCAACGGTCAAAAGCAATCTCACGAATGTTGTACTTTTCGCCAAGTTCTTCAATAAACTTCTCAATAAAACCGTAATGGACCACATTGCCTTCGGTTGTTTTAAGGTGATCCTGCTTTTCCCAGACATCATAGGGAACATGGTCACGGTTGACCCTGGCACTTAGAGTTTCTTCTGGCAGCCAAAAGTAGGGAAGAATGATGTATTTATCATCCTCATCTAGGGGAGGAAACACCAATACAAAGGCAGTAATATCAATGGAGCTAGAAAGGTCTAGTCCGCCATAACATACTCTGCCAAGCAAATCCTCTTCATTTACAGCAAAGGCGCATTTATCCCATCTATCCATTGGCATCCATCGAACAGCTTGTTTGACCCACTGATTAAGCCTTAGCTGTCTAAAGGCATTCTCTTCTGCAGGGTTTTGCTTGGCTGATTCACAAGCGGCTTTTACCTTATCAATCCCTACCGTTATGCCAAGGCTTGGATTCGCTTTTTTCCACACCTTTGGACTGGTCCAATCATCGGACTCATCTGCTCCATAAATAACCGGATAAAAGGTTGGATCAATCTTTCTTTTCTCCATGAGGTCTTTGGCTTTCTGATGGGTTTCATAGCAGATTGATTTTGTATCAGAGCCTGCCGTGGTGATCAGAAAATATAGGGGCTGCGTTCTGGCATCACCAGAACCTTTGGTCATGACATCAAAGAGTTTTCTGTTGGGCTGCGTATGCAGCTCATCAAAAACAACACCATGAATATTAAATCCATGCTTTGAATAGGCCTCTGCTGACAGCACTTGATAAAAACTATTAGTCGGTTGGAAAATGATCCGTTTTGTTGCCGATAAGATTTTGACTCGTTTACTCAGTGCCGGACTCATACGCACCATGTCAGCAGCCACTTCAAAAACAATGGATGCCTGTTGCCTGTCTGCGGCGCAACCATAAACCTCGGCTCTTTCTTCACCATCACCACAAGTAAGCAGTAGTGCGACAGCTGCCGCTAATTCAGATTTCCCCATTTTCTTAGGAATCTCAATATAGGCGGTATTAAATTGCCGATAGCCATCTGGTTTCAGTGTGCCAAAGAGGTCTCTAATAATTTGTTCTTGCCAATCAATCAGTTCAAATGGTTTTCCAGACCATTTCCCTTTGGTATGACTTAAACATTCAATAAAGTTGACCGCATAATCTGCAGCGTCTTTATCGTAGATAGAGTCCTTAGCCATAAAAGGTGTCGGTTTATATTTCTTTAGTTTTCTGATTGCGGTCACCTTCCTTCAATATGAGCATAAAAATAGACCTGCATCAAGCAAGCCTTATTACTCTTTCTATACGAGAAACAGAGCCAATGTTGGCACTGTCCTCTAGTAATCGTTAATTGTATTCTTTTAGTAGTATGCTAAGTGCAAACTCTGTCTCTTCATCAGCGGGCTTCATATCCCAGCCTCGGTCATAATTTGCGACAATCTCACCGTCTCGCTTAAGCATGAGCTTAGAGATGCGTCCTTCGTCAATTCCAAATTTTGAACCTCTTTCATAGCATTTTATCCAATAGCGGATGATATTGTCCCGAACTTTGATGCTACCTTTTTTCCACATGCTTCATTCTCCCTTACCAGTCAAAATGAAGTTTACATACTTGATTTTTTCTTCTTCAAGAAAAATGACCAACTCATAAAATTCCATCTCATGTGCGATTCTTTGGACTGTGTTCACATCAAACATATTGGTAAGGCCTGTATCTCGAATGGCAATAATCTGCTCTTTTATCTTACTTGTCATCTTAAACCCTCCTGCAAAGGTCTTCTCCAAAGACTACGGATAAATTGGAGCCTGTATCCCAAGACACCATTATGGAGCCGATGTCATCAACACCTATGACTGTTCCTTTTGTGCCAATCATTGGAGCTTGAATATCATCCATTCTTAGTAATTCTACTCGGCAGCCTACAGGGTACTTCTCACGAAGATTTTGTAACCGTTCTTTACTAATTATCCTCATTTTTTGCTCCTCCTTTAAATGCCGATGAACCTGTCAGGTTTCTAAGCAGTATTTTTCGCTCATCTTTATAGTCTTTTCCAATAAAGCCAAGGCGGAGTAAAAAGCATCTGAAGGCGTATTTTTCATTCTCTACTTCTTTCTCTTTCACCGTGATGCGTTTTTGATTCCTTGCCATCTCACAAAGTGCAGAAACCAAGTGGGTATACGCTTGTACCTCTTCTGGTGAAGGCATTTCTTCAAACCAAGGAAATGAGACTTGGTCTTCTGTAATCTCAATCGGTAAATCATCTAGCTGAAGGGCATGACGGATGAGTTTTCCTTTCGCCTGAGTGATTGCCTTTACGTTATCTAGCGCCGTTTCAGTAAAGCTACTTCTTGGCATAGAAATACAAAGACCAAATGCTCCGCTGTCCGCCGTTTGTGCGGCCTGTGTGCCCTTACTTTCTTTCTCTGGGGTAAAGCCCTCGCTTGCTAAATGCCCAGCCACACGTTCGATTTCTTCGCTGTTTACCTTGTCACTGAGTTCAAGGTTTCCATTCTTGTCGATGGTAAAGTCACCTACCTCATAAGCCATGCTAGGCATTCCAAGGTACTTATCTTTAACTCCTGTGAGATTACTAAGAGCTGCGACCAGCCTTTTTCTTTCTGCTCCTGTTACGTTATAGTTAATGACCATGTACAAAACCTCCTTTTGTTTTGGTATGTACATATATCACTCTAAAGCACTGATATATCAAGCTATTTCTCGCTTTTTAGGTGTAGAAATGAGACTTAATATTTCACCTCTAATTGTGTAAACCAAACAATGCCCGATAGGACAAAACATACATTGGGCAGGGCTACTCCATTACCCCACATCTTATATTCTGCAGAATCTGAATGAGGGTTTTTAAGCCACTTCGTGATTTGCTTCAGTGTCTTAGGTTTGGTGTAAGCTCCCGTTGCTTCACGGAATGTTTCAAAAATGTCATACCAAATCCGAAGGTCATCCATCGTTGGGGTCTCTATGCCTAAATCACTGCACCACCAATCTGGAAAACCTTGCAGTCTTGCACACTCAGTTGGAGTTAGTCTTCTCACCGTATAATCTATCCCGTCATTATCATTGATAAGTGGTGGATCCTTGTAATCTGTAGCCACTAAAGTATTGGCCAGTTCCTCTTTGGCATCTGTAAAAAACGATGCCTTACTGGATGAGTAGGTAGGAGTTGCAACAGCACTGGGACCTTGTGCCTTCAGTGTTGAATTAATTCCATCTTCAGTAATTCCAAGGTTTCTAGCATAGTTTTGACCGCAGTTAAATGACTCTCTATCAATGGCATAGACCACAGCGTGTTTATCTACTGTATTTAAAGTAAAGCTAAGCTCTTCATTCACACCATCACCTTGAGGTCCATTCTTATCTGCCCTTCCTATCATAGAACCTTGTAAACCATAAGATTCCACCACTGCAATACCACCTTGATTGCTGTCCGGTGCATTACCCGACGTATCAATCGTTCTTGCCGTATCACTTTCGTAAACATTGGAACGGGCATTTACAGTTCCTTCCGAGGTAAATCGCACATCATAAGTCTTAGAATTCTCCACAACAAATGGTTGGTTGTTGCCGCCTGTTCCATAGGTCGCTGAAATCGTTGGTGCAACATCTATCGGTCCAGTAAAACGTGTATCCTTTCCGTGATTATCAAAAACTGCAGAGTCCATGATGCAAGGAGGATGATTTGATTTCGCTCTTAAAGTGCAAGTGATATCGGTTGTCACATCCATTCGTTCTCCGCCTTGGTCATTTAAGCAGATTGTGCCTGTCTCTCCAGTGCTGTCTGCAAAGTTGCTGGCAGTTCCTTGCCACGAGCGGATGCTCTTTTTAGAATACCCAGACAAGCCTTCTGACTTAAATAGTATTTCTCCGGCACCCCCACCTGCAAAATCTGCGACAAGGAAGATGCGTTTTCTTCGTTGGGGAACTCCCCAGTATTGAGCGTCAAGTACTCGCCAGGCAAGGGAAAAATGATCTCCCACAATAGTTCCTGCTTGTTTCCATTTATCAATCTTAGGAACTGATAAGGTTTCATCCTTGATGTGGCAGATGCCTTCAAGGACACATCTGAAATCTTCTCCTTTGTTTGATGAGAAGGCTCCAGGGACGTTTTCCCAGACAATATATCTTGGTTTTTTGCCATCTGTAGCACACCTCATTTCTTTTATAATTCGGATGGCTTCATAAAAAAGACTTGAACGTTTACCATCCAAGCCATCACGCTTACCTGCTATGGATAAATCCTGACAAGGTGAGCCAAAAGTAATAATATCTACCGGTTCTATCTTACTGCCATCCATGTAAGAAATATCGCCGTAATGTTTTATAAAAGGCAGCCTTTTCGTTGTGACCCTAATAGGAAACGGTTCAATCTCCGATGCCCATACTGGGGTAATACCAGAAATTAAACCGCCTAAAGGAAAACCACCTGAACCATCAAAAAGACTGCCAAGGGTTAATTTATCCATCAGCAACCTCCAGTTCATCATAGTTGTAGCTCAGCCCATCCCTTTGGACGCTGACATCAGTAGAAGTTCCGACCTGTTCAATGTAGCGTTTGATAATGACATCGCAAAACTTTTCATCTAATTCTGCCGTGTAGCAAATGCGCTCTGATTGTTCACAAGCAATTAAGGTGCTACCACTGCCGCCAAAAGGATCTAGCACAATGGTGTTAGTCATCGAGGAGTTCAAAATCGGATAGGCGAGCAGAGGGATAGGTTTCATCGTAGGATGGTCTCCATTTCTCTTCGGCTTATCAAATTCCCAGATGGTGGTTTCTTTCCTGCCCGTATACCACTGATGCTTGCCTTTCTTTTTCCAGCCAAACAGCACAGGTTCGTGCTGCCATTGATAAGGAGAACGCCCCAGTACAAGTGAGTCCTTTTTCCAGATACAACAGCCAGACAAATAAAAACCGGCATCCGAGAAAGCTTTTCTAAAATTAAACCCTTCGGTGTCGGCATGAAATACATAGATGGAGGCATCGTCTGCCAGCACTTCTTCGATATTGATAAAGGCGTCTAAAAGGAATTGATAAAAGGCATCATTTCCCATATGGTCATTTTTGATTTTCCCTGCAGCACCTTCATAATTCACATTGTAGGGAGGGTCTGTTACACACAAGTTTGCCTTCTTTTTATTCATCAGCACATCATAGGTTTCTTCCTTTGTGGAGTCACCACAGATAAGCCTGTGTCTGCCAAGCGTCCAGATGTCACCAAGCTTGCTGATGGCAGGCTTTTTTAGTTCTGTCTCCACATCAAAGTCATCATCGTGGATCCCCTCTTTCAATGTGTCCTTAAATAAGTCATCCAGTTCTTTAGGGTCAAATCCAGTTAGGGAAACATCAAAATCTACACCTTGTAAATCTGAAATTAAAAGGGCCAATTTATCCTTGTCCCAATCACCGCTGATTTTATTGAGCGCGATGTTGAGTGCTTTTTCTTTTTCTTCGTCCATTTCAATGATGACACACTCAACTTCTGTGATGCCCATATCCATGAGAACCTTCAGTCTTTGATGCCCACCAACAACATGGCCGGTCACCTTATTCCAGATAACCGGCTCTACATAACCAAATTGTTCAATGGATCGTTTTAATTTATCGTATTCTGCATCTCCTGGTTTCAAATCTTTACGAGGATTGTATGTTGCAGGGATGAGGTCTTTTGTGTTCTTCTTTTCAATCAACATATTTGTTTACCGCCTCCCTTAGTTCTGTATAGCAATCTAGAAATTCCCACGTGCTTAAGCCATATCTGAAATGGCCGTAAGTAGCTGTATCTGCATAAATGACATCCGTCAGTTTTAGCTTTTCAATAATGGCTGCAGGTCTTAGATTGAATACATCTAACACAGCACGGCAAAGGGTACTTTCCTCAATCGTCCCTGTTCCAAAGGTATCAATCTCAAGAGCAACAGGATCTGCTTTTCCAATTGCATAGGAAATCGCTACCTGGCATCGCTTCGCAAAGCCACATCGAACGATATTCTTTGCAATCGCCCTTGCCATATAGGCACCACTGCGGTCAACTTTTGTCGGGTCTTTTCCTGAAAACGCACCGCCACCATGAGCGGCTAATCCGCCATAGGTATCAACCATGATTTTTCTTCCCGTAAGACCGGTATCAGCTGCTGGTCCACCTTCAACAAATCGTCCACTAGGATTAATAAGGATCTCAGTCTCAACGTCAAATGGATACTTCTCAAAGACAGGCCAAAGCACCTGGGCAATGACTTCATTTCTAAGGACATCTAAATCTTTATCTGCACTGTGTTGAACGGAGACAACGATGGTCTTAATTCGTTTTGGTTTGTCACCTTCATATTCCACCGTCACTTGAGCCTTACCATCTGGGCCAATGTCTTTGATTACACCATTCTTCATCACCTTATCCAGCTTTTCGCAAATGGCATGGGATAAGACTAAGGGGAGAGGTAGTTTCTCACTAGTTTCATTGGTGGCATAGCCATAAACGGTGCCTTGGTCACCAGCACCTAACATGGAATACCATGACGTATCACCCTCACGAGATTCCAATGCCCTATCCACACCACCTGCGATATCTTTACTTTGTTGATGGACATAGACAAAGACTAAAAACTTTCTAGGATTGTAGCCCACATCCGTAAGAACACGGCGGACAACACCTCTAATGTCAATTCTCTTTGAGCAGGTAATCTCACCGGCAACAATGATGTGTCCTTTGGTTGCCATCACCTCGCAAGCAACACGAGAGGATTTATCTTTTCTTAAACATGCATCTAAAATGCTATCTGAAATAAGGTCACATAGTTTATCGGGATGACCTTTACATACACTTTCACACGTTTTATATTTTTTCATGTTATTTTCCTTTCCGAGCAGATAATAACCGCTCCATCAAATCATCTTGTGGACTTCTGCCACCAAACTCCACAGAGCAGTTTTCCTTCACAATCTGGTAAATCTGATACCAACACTGGTTGACCTGTTTCATGTATTCACGACTCATCGCAACATAAGGTGATGCGATGGCAGCTGAAGTGGTTGGATGCTTGGCAAGAAAGCCATATTCTGAAATACACTCTTCGCACTGAATCCAACGAGAAACACTCATGGCATACTGCTCGATTAGCTGGTTGTTTACTAACATTTCGCAGCTACGATCTTTCAGCCACTTGTAAGTTTCGATATAAATATCTTCTGCGCAGAGGTCTTTGCCATTTTTCTGGGTAGCCTTTAAATAATCTTTTACAGCTGGCACATCTGCACCTTCGATATCCATTGGCTCTGGCAGTACCATGGCACCATTTAATCTGCCATCAGCTATTTTGTCGGTTAGAGCCTTTGATTTTCTTCCAGCACCAACACGCTGACCGCCTCTTGCTGTACCGTCTTTCGCCATGTTTTCACCCCACTTTCCTAAAAGTCTTTAATACCCCCTTTGATTTCTGATTTTTACACGCGAAGCCCCAGGCCGTTGTCCGCCATAAGAGGTCTAGAGATTTGACCTCCCCCTTGGGTCATCTACGAATCTGTCTATCACCAAGTTCTAAATGAATTTTGTTGTGGCAGGATTTACATAAGGACATCAAATTATTTTTATTATGAGTGCCACCTTGAGAAACAGGAAGGATGTGATGCACCTCATCAGTAGGAGTTAGTCTTCCGTCCGCTTCACACATCTCACACAGTGGATGTTCTCGTGCATAGTGGTCACGGATTCTTTTCCAGGCTCTGCCGTACTTTTTATTAACATCCTTTGACCGTTGGTACTTGTCATAACGCCTACGCTCAATTAATTTATGGTCATCACAATACTGACCCTCGGTTAAGTTTGGACAACCCGGAGTACTGCACGGTCGTTTCGGTTTTCTTGGCATCGTATCACCTCGCTTTCTGGGCATAGAAAAAGCCCTGCAGGGCATGGCCCACAAGGCTTGGTAAGTATTCTATCTTGCTGATTATAATGTAACATGAAGATGAGGTGCTTATCTCTGCTCAAAAGTGCTCATTGCTGTTCAACTTTTGAATAGTTATTGGATTTTCAGGTACAATAACATGATTTAAGGCATTGCCATGCCATCTGCGAATGGTACTCTTATCAGCGTTCAACTCATCACCGATTTGCTCCCAAGTTAAGTTATGAACGTAGCGGTAACGTAACACCATGCGTTCATCGATATCCGTTACTTTATTAATCACATCTCGAATCTCAGCTTTAAGTGCTACAAGATGATCCACCTCATCATTAATCTTGATTTGTAATTCTTCAATTCGCTCCAGGTATCTGACAAACAAAGCATCGGTATGCCTTTGTGTTTGTATTCTCTCACCCCAGCTGGGGGAGGAAACACTGGTCGATAACTCTCTTAGCCTTTCCATTTCCTCAATGTTCGATTGGATTCGTTTGTCTAGCCTGTAGGCTTGGTGTAAATATTCTTTTGCTTTCATTGTTCGCTCACCTCCGCTTGTAGCTTTTTGATTAGGATTTCTCCATCAACAGAGGTAAGTTCTCTATACCAATAAGAGCGGAAGAACCTCTCCACCTCGTTTTTCAAATCTTGTGCAGGTCCATATTTAGGCCGTTTCTTTAGTTTCTTTAAGGCATCTCTATAATCTTTAACAGCCATTAAGATAATGGCATTGGCTAAGTTTTGATAAGGTTCTGTCATCGCATCACCTCTAAATTCGCCTTTACCGCATCAATCAAGGCATCTTGAGTTTTCTCCTTTTTTGTGAGTGCAAGCAGTACGTCTTCATCGATGGTGTTTTTGGTGATAATGTGGTGAACAATAACTGTATTCTTTTGACCCTGCCTATATAGTCTTGCATTGGTTTGCTGATACAGCTCTAGTGACCAGGTCAGACCAAACCAGATAAGCGTTGAACCCCCGCTTTGAAGATTAAGACCATGACCTGCACTAGCTGGATGAATAACAGCAATGGGTATCTTGCCATCATTCCAATTCTCAATATCCTTTGATGACTGAATTTGCCTTACCGGAAATCGCTCTTTAATCCGTTCTAAATCATGCTTATACCAATAAGCAACAAGGACCGGTTTCCCATTTGCTCCTTCGATTAAATCTTCCAAGGCATCTAGCTTTTTTTCATGAATCACATGAGCTTTATTTTCGCTATCGTATACTGCACCATTTGCCATCTGTAACAGTTTTCCAGAAAGGACTGCCGCATTAACCGCATCAATTTCTTCATCGCCTAAGTTAGCCACCATTTCTTCCTTAAAATCTGAATAGACTTTCCATTCCTTGTCGCTTAAAGTGACAAGCACCTCATTGCTAACATATTCAGGCATCTTGAGATAATCGGTAGATTTCATAGAAATGGTGATGTCTGATATTTGTTTGTAGATTTCCTCTTCAGCACCGGGCAGTGGTTTATATGAAAATATAATCTGTGCGTTTCTCTTATCTGGCTTAAAATAGGTATTTCGATAATGACTAATGTAGCGTCCTAGCCTTTGACCCAAATCAAGAATTCGAAATTCAGCCCATAAATCCATCAATCCATTACTGGAGGGAGTACCGGTAAGGCCGACTATTCTTTTTACAGAGGGTCTTACTTTAAGTAGACTCTTAAACCGCTTTGCTCCATAAGACTTAAATGATGACAGCTCATCAATGACCACCATATCAAAATGAAAAGGAATACCACTTTTATGAACCAACCAATCCACGTTCTCACGGTTGATGATGTATAGCGTTGATTGTTTCTTGAGGGCATCGATTCTTTCTTTTTCTGTTCCGACTGCCACCGAGTAAGAGAGTCCTTTTAGATGATCCCACTTATTGATTTCTGCTGGCCATGTGTCCCTTGCGACTCTTAAAGGCGCAATGACTAAAACCTTGCAAACGAGAAAGCTATCTAAACACAAATCAAAGATGGCGGATAAGGTAATCACACTTTTACCTAAACCCATCTCAAGAAATACAGCAGATATGGGATGGGATAAAATAAATTCAGTGGCATAGCGTTGGTATTCATGTGGCTTGTATTTCACTAAGTATCCCTCCAATCTGTTCTACATCATCAAGGCAATAAACTAGAAAGCCTAATGCCTCTAATTGCTTCTTTCTTTTATTTTGTAAAGGTCGCATCTTTTTTCCTGTCGCCTTACATTCGACAAAGGCGATTCTTCCCATGGGAAGTAGTACAATGCGATCAGGCATTCCATCTATTCCAGGACTCACAAATTTCGGGGCAATACCTCCCATGCTTTTTACTGTCGCTACCAGTTTTTGTTCTATATATTTTTCTTGCATAAATGACCTCCATAAATTGATTAGGAACAACAAGCACAACTTTTAACGTTTTTCCTATACGCGCGCATACACACGCTCACGATGCCTTACTACTACTATTTATTAATTTATTACTAAGTAGTAAAACTCTTGTTCCACTCATTCCAGTAAAGCCAAATCATCGGTAATGACTGGGTTTTTAAGAGAACAAGCATAAGGAACAACTAAGGAACAAGGAACGACCTTACTCATTCTTCTCGTAACAACGTTGCCTACCGTAAATGGGAAAATTACTTGTTCCGTTCTTGTTCCCTTGGTACTTGTTCCACCCATTAATCTTTTTCATAATGCCTGCAATGGCATAGGAGTCCGCAGGTTTCATGGCGGAGGCATCCCTTCCAAAGCATTCACACCAAATTTCCATATTGCAAACAAGGGTGCGTTCTACCGTACCGACACGGGATTCCCCACCAAATTCACTACCGTTTAGGTAGTTTCTTCGCTCGTATAAGGACAAGGCATTCCAATCATCGGGTAAAAGCGTATCGAGGTAAGTGCGAACAAGCCCTTCTCGCTCATCACTCTCCATGGCATCTGCCTGCTCATTCGTTGCCAACTCTACATCACTGCCTTCTAAATAGAGCTTTTCACCTTGGCTATACAGCACCAAAGTTTCTGCCCAAATCTGCTCTACATCGTATACGGACATCTGCCATGCTTTTCTTTTACCATCGCCACTAATACGCACTGGCCAGAATCTTCGGTTACCCGTGATGTCTCGCAAAAATCCACTTTCTGCATTAGTTGAACCGACAATGATACATTGACGTGGGTGGCTTTCAACATTCACCCCATAACTGGCACGATATTTATCATCGGATCTTGAAATAAAGGATTTCACAACCTCCACATCGGTTTTTCGCATGCCAGCTAGTTCGCCCAGTTCTAAGATCCAGTATCCTTGAAGTTTTTCAGGGCCTGCTTTGTCTTTCATATCGGTGAGGGTTAAACTATCGGAAAACCAATCACCTGCAAGTTTTGCAAAGAAGGTGGATTTTCCTATTCCCTGAGGGCCATTTAAAATAAGGACACTATCAAATTTTGTACCAGGATGATAAATTCTAGTGACTGCTGCCACCATCATTTTTCTGGTAACAGCTCTGGTATAGGAATTATCTGTTGCATTGAAGTAATCAATCAACAAGGTTTCAACGCGGTCGATTCCATCCCACTCTGATAAATGATCCAGGTATTCTTTTATAGGATGATAGGAACGCTCTGCTGCGACTGCTAATATTGCGTCCTTTGTTTTGGTTGGGGAGTAGATGCCGTATTTATTAGATAGATAAACTTTAAGGGCTGCATTATCTGAATCATTCCAGCCACCCTTCATCTGTTCCCAAGGCAATCCATCTCTAGCATCGATTCCATCACGGTGCTTATTAAAGGCAATAGATTCTAGTTCTGAATCGTTGCGGATGATAAGAACGATATTATCCAAGGTGTCCTTAATCTTTCCTTGCTTATCTAGTTCAAGTGCTGTCTGCCAGTTATCTTCAGTAAAATCGATTGTTGCCTGTTCCATCCGTTCTTTCGTAAACTGTGCTTTTACTTCATCGTCTTGGATGGCAAATTCGCACATATTGTTAAAGGATGGTAACTTACTTGGAGGTGTGCTTTCTGTCGCTCGATCATCTAAATGACCAAACTTGTGAATGCGAACAAGGTCAAAAGCATTAAGCAGCCTCCCACTTGCAGGATCTGTTGCGTGGTGAGAATAGGCAAACTTATCATCATAGAGGATAACCCCTGCACTGGAGTCAGCCGGGATATAATCATATCGACCAACCATTACTGAAGGCTCGTATATATCATTTAAGAACGTATCGATTGCACGGCTAACTGAGTAGGTACGGCAAAAAGTACCGATGACACCTTCTTTAGAAAGTGGATCGGCTTGTTCCTTTAATGAGCGATCAAGTACTTCTGACTGCCTAGAGGATACGGGCCAAGTACTGGTGTCTCGCCAATCATCGTATTTATTTAGAAATTCATCAGGATCAAGAATGGAGCCATCTTTCTCTTCATACACAAAAATGCCGTTTCTTGAAGTAGACGGCCAATACATTAATCGTTCTGGTTCATAGGTAGTGTCATCAAAAAGGTCTATGCCTATTTCTTTTGCGACCATGCGACTAACAGCTGCATACTCTTCCTCTCCCACATCACGAAAGAGTGGAATGATCAGCCTTAGTCTTGGATGTTCTGGAGTATGCTTATGAGTAGAATAAATACAACACTGATAAGGGAAGAAGGTAGAGATTTCTTCCCAGATAGTACTCGTGCCATAATCCATATCAAGGGTGAGCATGGAGCGCGATAGAACATTCCCTTTTTTACGTCTACCATCTTTTAAGTGGCCACCAACAAAACCGCCGACATCTTTAATGGAATCCTGACCGCCTTTTCTCATTTTTCGATATTCTTCTACGGTTTCAGTGGTACGCTGCGTGGTCTTAACACGGGAGCAGAAGTCCTCCCAACTGATGTCTGTGTTTTTCCACTTTTTATCCATTCGGCTGTTGCCGTATGCTATCTTCATAGAGACTCTACCTCCTTAAAATCTTTATTAAAGTATCTAACCGGCTGTCTGCGTTTCTTTGCTTTTTCAATTTCAATACTCATTCCCCTTGAAATCACATCACCTAGAACCCAGACCTCTTGGCATTTTCCCATCAAGATAATGTCCATGAAAATAGCGAGATCACGCTCTTTCTCATTGCTGTCATCCATAAACTGTGGAAACAGAAGGTGAGGAGCAAGCGGGATGTTTCCCTTATCTAAAGCAAAACGGCAGAACTCCCGTGTCCGCTTATTATTGATTTCTATATCTCCGCTAAAAGGAGAGCAAATATAGACAAGGGGCTTAAAGGCAGCTTTTGAAGCTGCCTTTTCCTCACGAGTGACATTACTTAGTGCCTCATAATACGTTAAATCAAGATAACCTTCGGAGTTTCTCATGTCGATTCCCATATCACACCTCCATCTCAATCTGCGGATAGATGCCGTCAGTTTTCAGCTGCTCATAGATGAAGAGTCTACCTTTTTGCGTCCACTTCGTATGAACTTTCGTGTGTTGTATGCCTTTACTATCCTCGTAAATATGAGTGTTGGTTTTGGTGTATCCATTTGGAGCATATTTTTGATACAAAAGCCAAATATCGCCTTGCTTAAACTGAATCCCTTTTTCATGAAGGTGTTCGTTCATTCGCATAGCACTCCAGCCATAATCTTTGGCAATCACAGAGATATTGACTGCATCCCTGCATTTAAGAACCACATCATAGTAAGTAGCCTTGGGTTTCATCTCAGCAATTTGCTGCTGACCAATCGCAACGGCTGCCATCAATTCCTTGTTCTTTTCACGTTCCTCTTTTAGTGCAGTAAATGCAGCAATGGCAAGGTCGGGGTTTGCAATTAAATCGTCTTTTACATAAAGCCCATGTTTCCGAATAGTGGGGAGTACTTCACTTGTCACCCAGCGTTTGAACTTTTTAGCATTTGGCATTTTGCTTGAGAGGATGAGGCTATACAGCCCGGATTCATTGATGATAATCAAATCCTGTTTTCCACCAAGGGTGTCACATTCGCCAATAGTTGTAGTACGTACAGAGCCAAACTCTGCATTTTTGTAAACTTGTAATTCCATTCGAATTACCTCCTTGTGTTTTTTTGGAGGTCTTGACCTCCTACCTAGTAGCCTTGGGAGAAGGTCAAATCTGACGGTTTTTATATTCTTGTTCTAATTTCTTTGTTGCCCGCTTTAATTTCTGAGTAATGTTGTTTTCACTTACACCGATGGAGCTGGCATATTCTCTAATCGACATACCTTCCATACGAACTGCGATAAACATATCTGCCCAATCTTGCTTTTTACCAAGAGCGGTGCGTATCCATTGGTAAACTTCTTCACGTTCACTTTCTTGGATACGTTCAATCTCCTGAGAGTTATCAGCGAAAGTATCCATGACATCTATTTCAACCTCATCATCTTTTCGATAAGGTGTCTTGGGATTACCAAGATGTCTATGGTAGCGGCGCCAATGGTTGTATTCCTTGTTGTTCATGAGGTCGAACATTTCCTGTAGAGTCTCGCAGCGTTTCACCTCGGATTTCTTTTCAGGCTTTGCCTCTGCAAGACGTTGTTCATAGTCGATATCCAGCATGACGCTGTAATCTCCATCTGGAATTTCAATTGTGGTGTAGTTCTTGTGACCGTTTTTGATGTTGTCTTCATATAAAACTCGAATCTTCATAAAGTATTCCTTTCCGCCTAGTCATTGGGCGGCGGAATACAAAAAGAGCCTATGGTGAAGATGACCACAGACTCCGCTTGTCCTAAAAAAGAGCGCACGAAAGTACGGTGGGTGCATCTTCATTCCAAACACAGTCTTTATCACTGTGTTCTGAACTCTTATGCATCCCGCCGTCCGTATGCGCACTAGGACTTTGAGATTGATTTTGTTGAGCGATAACCGCTCTGGATAGATTTCTCCCTAAGAGAGGATAGGTAGGCTGATTATTCAAATCTGTCTCTACCTATCATTTGTTTTGAAAATTACTTTTTCTTGCTTGGTCTTGTTTGACTTAAAGCACTGCCAGCAACCGACTTGGCTTTCTTACTGTAGCGTCCATCACTAAGGATTTTGCTTGCTTTTGATGCAACTCTCTTGGATGTTTGCTTCGAATTTCGCTTTGCCATTTACGTTCCCTCCTTTCATAAATTGGATTCAATCATTCATTTTCGTAAACATAATGTAGATTTTCGCAAAGATACATGATAGAATATCTTTGTTATGCCTTAACAAAATGATGCTTATTTAAATCCTATCTACATAATATAAAAACCCACCTTTCGAACTGGGTACGTTCCAGGTCGAAGGTGGGTACAAAGTGGGACAACTATCTTGAAAGGAGTTAACGTAATGGAATTTAATGATTTCTTCAATCTAATGAAGCCTGTACTAGGTAAAGAAAGAGCAAATGCTAAGTTGCTGCGAAACCTAATAGCTATGATTACTAAAACTGATAGCTATGTTGACCCTTCTCAAGATCAGTCAGACGACACTTTGAAATCTTATGCAAATGGAAAAAGACCTCTGTCTCCTGAATATGCTAGAGGAATAATCGCAGAGATTGAATTTCAAAATTTTGTTGATTCGGTGAATTCAAATGATGAGGTTGTCATTGAAAGATTGTCAGATGACTTCAAGAAGTACGATCCAACAGTTACCCCTGATATAGTTGGAACAATAGCAGGAAAACTTTTCTTAGATATTCTTTATAAAGCTGCTGGTGAAAACACTGATATGCAAAAGTCCTTAGTGCCTTCAAAGTACTATTTAAGACATAGATATGGAAATCAATTGTTAGTAGAAAACAAAGGAAATTGCCCTTTTAAGGGGTGTGGTAAGCCACTCTTATTGAGTAACAACGAAGCAACACAAGCATATTTTGACGTGATTATGATAGATAGTAAAAGTGGAGAGCATAGCGAAAATTTAATTGCTCTTTGTCCAGAATGTGCAGCAAAATATTTACTATCTCATACAGAAGAAGATCAAATCGAATTGCAGGATTTAAAGATATCTATGTATGAACATTTATTAGCTCAAAAGTCACTTACGGATATAAAAGTTGAAGAAGCCATATCGGAAGTTTTGGAAGTTCTTTATGTAACCGATCCAAATGAAATCACCAAGTTAAATTATGAGCCTCAATCTGTAAGAGATAAGATTTACAAGAATAATTACCTCTTGTTAAGAACTAATATTTTTAATGTGACTCAGTATTATCCGTTTATTGAAACACAGTTTAAATCTTTGTCTAGAGAAAAGAAAATGAATTACAATGTGCTGTCCTCTCAAATAAGACTTGCGTATGTCACAGCATTAGAAAAAACAAGTGTACAAGACGAAATTTATAATTCACTCGTTGAGTGGCTTATGGGCATCACAAACAAATCCAGAGTAGCCTGTGAGATAGTTATTTCGTTTTTTGTCCAGAAATGTGAGGTATTTGATGCTCCTTCCAAACAAACTTTTTAGCTATAAAGAAAGTACCCTGGCTAAATTTCCAGTACTTATAAAGTGCTTGAATAATAGACCTTACTCGGTAGAGGAATTATATAACACAAACAAAAGTCTGTTTTTAGATATAGAAGATTATACAGAAACGTTATGTTGTCTTTACGCATTAAGAAAAATCAAACTCGATGAAGAAAGGGGCGTGATTGTCTATGTTGAAGAAGATTCAGTGCGATAAATTTATTTCCAAAGGGCAAGTGCGTCCACCAATAGAGTTTAAGAAAGGGCTTAATACTATTCTTGGAGGTGTGAATGCTAATAACTCCATTGGCAAATCAACTTTGCTACTTATTATTGACTTTGCATACGGCGGAAACTCCTACCTTGATAGCGATGCCGTAAACCAAGTGGGACTTCATACGATTAATTTTGAATTTGAGTTCAGTGGTACATCTTACTTTTTTTCTAGAAGTACTACGCAGAGAACTACAATTAATAAATGCGATGAGCAATTTAATTTTATTGAGGCAATTAACATTAAGGACTTTTTGTCTTTTTTACAAAAACAATATGGAGTTGATTTTTATGGAAGTTCATTCAGAGAGCTAATAAGTCGCTATTTTAGAATCTATGGAAAAAACAACCATGACGAAAAGAAACCCCTACATAGCGATCCAAGAGAAAAAAATGTAGCCGCAATTACAGCATTAGAAAAGTTATTTAACTCATTTGAGGTTATTGAGTCATATCGAACAGAATTTAAAAAAGTATCTGACAAACTGGATGCCCTCAAGAAAGCAAAGAAACAGGATGTTATATCGTACGGCTCTATCACAACAAAGAAGCGTTATAACGAAAATCTTAATGAATTAGAAAAACTCAAAGATGACTTGAGAAATCACACCGTCTCTAATAACTCTAATTATGTAGACCTTGATTTGAAACAGGCAGATCAGATAAGTCAAATCAAGACTCAATTAAACATTTTGATGAGAAACAGAACGTCAACTAAAACACAGTTAAGTCTTGTTGAAGACAATCTCTCTTCAAATCCAGAAGTCCATCATGGCCCATATGAAGAGTTAGAGCAGTTCTTTCCAGGGGTTAATATTCGTAAAATATCTGAAATTGAATCTTTCCATGAAAAATTAAGTGAAATACTGATGGCCGAATATGAGCAACAGAGAAGAGAGTTAAGCAAAAATCTTGAACGGTTAAATCATGAAATTGATAGCCTAAAAAATCAGCTTTCTAAGCATGGAGAGCCAGCAAACTATTCAACTACTTACCTGAATAAATACAAAGAGTTAAATCTGGCTATAGAAAGACTAGAGGCACAAAACCGAGATTATCTTTTAGTTGAGGAATTAAATGTTTCAAAGAAGGGCGTTAAAGAACAACTTCAAAAAGTTGAAGAGGCTGAATTGCGTGGAATTGAGAGTAGCATCAATGAACAAATGGTCCGATTTAACGATAGAATCTACGAGAAAAAAAGAAAAGCGCCTGTACTAGATTTAGATAGTGGCACAACATATGAATTCTATACACCTGACGATAGCGGCACAGGAACTTCCTATAAGAGTCTTATTGTATTTGACTTGAGTGTTTTAGAAACAACTATGTTGCCTGCCCTGGCACATGATTCGCTTCTATTTAAGAACATTGGTGATGAACCACTCAATAAGATAATTCAGCTATACACAGAGTTTGATAAACAAATATTCATTGCTTTTGACAAAGGCGAATCTTACTCAGAGGAAACTAGCCAAATTCTTAATAGCACTGCTGTCATTCGCCTTAACGAAAATGGCGATGAACTGTTTGGACGCTCATGGAACATCAAGGAGTGAGAATTATGGGTATCAGTTTAAGCTACAACCGATTATGGAAACTGTTGATAGATAGAGGAATGACTAAGCAGGATCTAAGAAAAATCACAGGTCTAAGCTCTGCTCCAATTGCTAAGTTAGGCAAAGGTCAGAATGTTAACACCGATGTGCTAATTAGAATATGCAATGCATTGAATTGTGATTTACACGACATTGTAGAAACTGTTCATGACGACAAATTAAATTAGTAAGAGTGTACCATTGGTATTGAAATACTTGCTAATGTTTCTACGCTTTTAGGGTGTAAGGAGGCGGATTTATTTGAGACATTTACAAGATAAAAAGAAAGAGGTGTTTACATGGATAGACTAGGTTTTAGTTCTTTTGTTAGCTCTATCACTCATCAACTAGAAAAAATGCACATCAATGAGAATGACTCCAGATTTTCTAGAAAGACAACTCCTACTGATTTTGAAAAATTAGTAGTTGAGGCATCAAAGATAGTTATGCAGACAGAAAAGATTGAATGTAAAATAGACTACACCGAGGGAGGGCATGCCTTTCCTGATATTGTTTTCACTTTTGGTGATGAGAAATCTTACGGTATAGAAGTAAAAAGTTCTACTCAAGCCAACGCATCTGAGACTTCTTGGATTATCTTAGGAAATAGTATTCTAGGCACTACTAGAGTTGATGTGGACGATCTATATATCGTATTTATAAAAGTGGGCGATAATGGTTGTTTTATAAAGAGTGCTCGATATGAAGATTCTGTCTCAGATGTTGCAGTTACACATAGCCCTAGATATAAACTCGATTTAAATCAGTCAGCAGATCAATCTTTCTTCTCAAAAAGTGGTATATCTTATGATGAAATGAAAAAATCTGAAAATCCTATAGGCTTAGTAACCGACTATTTTAAGGACAAAGGTTTGACAGCTTGGTGGATTGCAGAGAGCACGCCTGCCGTCATCAAAAATTGGAATGAATTAAATTTGGATGAAAAGAAAGAGATTCTTTCAAAATCTTTAATCCTATTTCCAGAAATCATATATTCAAGAAGTTCAGAAAAATATAAGAGACTATCAAAATGGCTAGTTGCAAACTATAGTGTTGTTGATTCTAGTCTACGGGACAAATTTACTGCTGGCGGAAGATCTACGTTGACAGTCAATGGAAAGATTTTCAGTGATCTTCCCAAAATATTTGAAACTTTCCAAAATTTATCTGAGCAATTTATGCTTGAAATAAAAAACGTATCATCAGAGGATTTAGAGGAATTTTGGAATTCCTATAACCTTCAAAATGATACGCTTGATAATAGATTAACTTATTGGATAGATGTTGTTGCTCACGGTTTCAGTAACGATAGCAAAGGAGATACCTACATAAAATTTATTAACAATGTATTATCCGAAGTATACAGACCATAAATCTTCAAGACGTTTAGCAATATGAAATGCCATTAATGGTGGAACAGCATTACCAATCATTTTATAAGCACTTGTTGCAGATACCCCGTCTCGCCCTGGCCTTATAAATTGATAATTATCAGGAAATGATTGTATACGGGCACATTCCCTAATTGTTAGGCGTCTTTCCTTTTTTCCTTCAGAAAGCTCGTCAAAGTGCGTTCCTCCATTTTCTTTAGAGAGCCTTCTAAATTCAATATTCCCGTGATGCTCAGATCTTATTGTGGGTGCAATACCATTTAAATCAACTTCAATTTGGCCCTGGCAATGCTTCCCCATGAATTTTGCTTTTGAGTACCTTTGTTGATCAATATCAGAAGACTCTTCTGGCTCATCTAAGTCACCTAATATTTCCTTAACCGTTACATAAGGCAATAGCCCTGCTTCCCCTGAATTAGTATGTGTTTTTGATGGGTAAGGATCTAACTCCGGATAATCGTGTATATTTTCGAGTTTTTCTAGAATCCCTGGTTTTAAATCTTTCTTTCTAACCCCTATGAAAATAACCCTTTCTCTACTTTGAGAAACCCCATAGTCAGCTGATAACAAGACTTTTGTTGGGAATACATAGTAACCACCTTCAGATATGCTTGAAAAATCTGATTCTATTATTTCCTTAATATCACCTAGATTAGTTAGGCCCTTAACATTTTCTGCCACAAAAACTTTTGGTTGGGTAATAGATATAACTTCTCTCATCCACATGTATAATTGCCCCCTACTCTCTTCCGTAGGCTCATCGACATCAAGTTTTCCACCATTATGTGAGCTTTCCGAGTTAAATCCTAACCTTTTCCCTGCAATTGAAAAATCTTGGCAAGGGAAACCTCCTGTCACCACATCAATATTATCCGGAAATACTTTAATTTGATTCCTTTGATGCAGTTTAACAAGATCAACTATACTATCTAAACAGTATACAGACTCCTTCTCAACAAAAAATTCCGACCATGCAACTTGTGTCGCTGGAACAATATCATTTGCAAATACTGTTGTAAATCTTGTCTTTGGCAGCCTAATGAATTTATCGTTTACTTCTTCAACTTTCCAATCACTATTTATCCGATAATTAAATTGCTGTTTGAAAATATCGAAATGTCCTTCAAAGCCTAAATCCATTCCTCCACAGCCAGAAAATAATGAAAGTATGCGTAATTCTTTTTGCTCTTTATCACAAGGTTTCTGAGCATCCTTCGGGACTAGCCATACCCCGCTCTTCTTAACTACTCCATCTATTTGTAACTGTCGACAATAATACTGAACTTGTCTTTCAGAAACTTTCCATTCTTTGGCTTTTTCTTTAACTGATACATATTCCATGGTAATCACCCCTTCGTCCAAACGAATATAATCTTATTATACTTCGTTACAACGAAATGTCAAGCTAAACAAATACATTTGCTCATTGATGTTTAACTTTCTGCGCACCTCTAGCTCCACACAAATAGTGCACTTAAATACATCATAACGCTATCAGTCTATCTGATTATTAATATCTCGAAAGAAGACTGGTCTACTTGTGACGGCCTACATCCATTTTGATAGTCATATAGACAACTCGCCATTATTTTGCCAACAACCTTATCAACTCACCAATGCGCTAATCATATCGTTTGATAATCTTTCTAATTCATCAATCTTCGATAAGTTCCCACAAAATAAAAATCCGTGATTATCCTTCTAGCTTATAACCAGACCTCAAATCACGGAAAGCCTTTATTTACTTATCTTTTTACACTCTCACTCTTTCACCCTTGACATCAATACTACCGTCTCAACATGGGAAGTGTGAGGGAAGACATCCAAAGGTTGTATTTTTTCGATCGTATAGCCGAAATCCACCATTTTTGAACAGTCTCTGACCAGGGTTCCTATGTCACAGGAGCAGTAGAGAATCTTATTAGGTTGTATTTCTATGATCTTTTCAAGGGCCTGCTTATCAATGCCGGCTCTTGGGGGATCGATTATTAAAGTGTCCGGTTTCTCAATATACTGAGCTGGTTCCAGGTATTCTTCAACGGATTTTTCAAAGATTTCGACATTGGAGATTTTGTTTAACGAGCAGTTGGCACGAGCTGCTTTCACCGATTCTGGTTGGGACTCGACGAGGATGGCACGTTTATAAAGCGATGATAAATAGATTGAAAAAAAACCGACCCCTCCATATAAGTCCATTAGCAGTTCTTCTTTTTTTGGTTCGGCCAAATCTTTAACGGCGTTTAAAAAGACTTTCAACATTTTGGAATTGGTTTGGAAAAAAGAGGTGGGGGGAATGTTGTAATCAAACCAGTCAATGTGTTCCTGTAGAGTTCCTTTACCGTAAACGGTTGTATATTCACCTGCCAGCATCGTTTTCTTTCTGGTGAAAACGTTGATGAGTGAATCAATAAAGGGGATGGATTCCTTAACCGCCGCCTTCAGTTGTTTGAGCTGTTTGGTAATCTTGAAAGATGTGATAATAATTAACATATATTGTCCGGTATATTCGGTCTTTCTGATGGCGATTCCCCTTAAAAAGCCGTTGCGCTTTCGGCTGTGAAAGATGTCATCGGGTGTGAAAATGTCATTGAAAATCGTTTGAAGTGTTTTTCTGATGGTCTCGAATTGATGATCAACCACTTTACAGCCGATGGGTTCCAGAATGTGATTGGATCCTTTTGCCTTCAATCCCAAAATGATTTTCCCTTTTTGAAAGCCGCAGGCATATGTCATTTTGTTTCGGGTTTGATAATGGGGTTGAGAAGGGATAACGTCTTTTAATAGACCTGAAGTATCGATATTTCCCAAACGCATGAACTGTTCGCCGATGATGTCTTTTTTTGATTGTAATTGAAAGGAGTAATCCAAATCCAGCCAATCGCACCCGCCGCATTCGTTAAAGACAGGACAAACGGGTTGATTTCTTTCGGGGATCTTATACCTGAACGCTTTGACGGAGCCGATGTCAAATTGCTTTTTTTGAGTGGTTATTTCAACATCTACGATTTCTCCGGGATATGCTCCTTCTACGAAAACTGGTTTTCCGGTTTCATCATGTCCCAGTCCTTGGCCACCGTTGAGAAATTTCTCGATGATGATGTTTTCTTTTATCAGCTGAGTGTCCATCATAGGTTTGTCCTAAACCATCCGATAATATCTTGTCTGAACTGATCACCGTGTTCAGGATCGTAAATGGTTTCGTGATAAGCACCCGGGTATTTTGAGAGCATTTTGTTTTCGCTGCCGATTTTATCGAAAAATTCATCGATGTTATCCGGTGGAACGACTTTGTCCGACATGCCTTTTAGTAATAGCAACGGCGTCTTGATAGCCGATGCTTTCTGATTGACTGCTTGGATGTTTTCGTAAAGGCTCAAAGCGAGTTTTAAACTCACTTTCGGGTGAACCAGTTTATCCGTTGAATAATCTGAAACCTCGGTCGGGTTTCTGGAAATGTCTTCGTGTTTGATGGCATTATCCAACGTTACAAATGGCAGAAGTTTGGCAAAGCCTTTATTCTTTTCCATTCTTTTTTCTGTTTCAGCATCGACGATTATTGCCGGAGCAGAAATGGCAGCGGCATAGAATGACTGATAGTCTTCCTCAAGATAACGCAAACTAATCAGCCCGCCAAGACTATGTCCGAACAAAGCTAATGGTATTTGTGGATAATCCGAGAGCATCCTTTTTTTCATCCGCTCGATGATCTCAAAAGTTTTTTCAACCGAAGTGTGTCCCCTGATACCTGAACTCTTTCCGTGACCCAGATTGTCAAATCCATAAACGGCTAATCGGTGCTCATTCATCTGTCTTGCGAAGCGCTCATATCTGTCAATATGCTCTCCCAGACCATGGATGATCAAAATGCTTGCCAACGGATCCGTGCAATCATAGGAACAGGTGTACAGTGTGTTTCTTCCAAATTTTATCTGCTCAGTCTTTTTCATCATTATGACTCCTTATTGGGATATTCAAGTATTCTAACATAGTAGTCGCCTTATGACGACAATCCATGAATTTTTGTGATACAAACCTGTATAATCAATGATCATTCAGGCTTGTATCACATTGATTATCTCATACATCAACAAATATAGTTTATAAAATTATTAAGATATAAATATATTTCTGTTAACGCATTCCGTAATAACCGCTATCAGTGTATAATAAGTTGGGGTATAATAACAAGCTTTTTCTTTCAATTGGAGTGATGCTTGGTGAAAAAGATATTGTATATCTTATTTCCCGTTATGGCAGCTATTGTTATTGCACTCATTTCCTGCCAGTTTGCCATAAACACTCCCGATTTACCTGTATTGAAGACGCCTGGGGACAAGGCGACGGGTGTATCTTTGAAACCGTTATTTGAATGGGAAAAAGATGCCGATGTTGAGGATGTGATCTATACATTCAACTTATACAGGATGACTGACGGGGGGACTGAATTAGTTTTACAAAAGGGAGATATTAAAGGGGACCATTATCAGCTTGCCGAAAAGTTGAAGCCTTTTCAGTCTTATTCCTGGGAAATTACCTATAAAACCAAATTGAATAAAACAGGCACTTCAGGGGTTGGTTTATTCACCACCAGAGCCCTTGCGCAGGTGGGTTTTTCGCTGCCTGATGCTTCAGTGGAAGAAAATAGCGTGATCAACATCGATTTACAGCGTTTTTTGGTGGATCCGGAAGGACTCGAAATGGCCTTTGAATTATTGTCAGGTCCTGGAAAGATTGAGGATGGCTTTTATTCATTCAACCCGGGATTTGAAGACGCCGGGGCTTATGGGGTTGAAATTCTTGCGTCGGATTTATATCGTCAGGTAAAAACTGATTTTGAATTGACGGTTAAAGACAGTTATCGACCCCCTACAGTGCAAAATCTTCAAGAGACCTATGAGGTCAATCAAGGGGAACAAATGGTGGTGGATTTGAAGGGTAAAGTCCAAAATCCTGAATCAAACCCTTTGCGCTTTATTTTGGCTCAAGGTCCAGGAGAAATCAAGGATGGTGTTTACTACCTTCAACCTGATTTTTCAAAGAAAGGAAGACAGCAGGTTAAAATCATTATTGAAGACCCGGCAACACAGTTGGAAATTGATTTTCATGTGGTGATTCATGCTATCAACCGAAGTCCGACTTTTGGATTGATTCCCATTCAAACAGTAAACGAAGCTCATCCTGCGATGATTGATTTAAAGGAGTATGTCGTTGATCCCGAAGGAGACGCTTTGACATTTTTGAAAACTGGCGGACCCGGACAACTCTCGGCCGAAGGCTTGTTTACCTATCAGCCCGATTATGAAGCATCCGGAGATTATACCGTTGATTTCAAAGTTTCTGACGGTATGAACATGATTGATGATGGTTTTCTGCTAACGGTACTCAACGTCAACAGAAAACCCATTGCGATAGATGCGTCCAGAACAATTGCGCACGAACTAAAGGAAGCAGAGTCCTTCAGTATGAACCTTTCACAACTTTACACCGATCCGGATCAGGATAAACTCACATACAAAC